ATCGCCTTCCACGGAGACACGAATCTCAAGCAAAAGTACCTCGAGCGGGTCAAGGCCCATGCACTCGCCGATGAGATCATTCACGGCAAATATTGGGAAGAGGGTAAAGGCTGCGCGGTCGGTTGCACGATCCATGGAAGCAATCACAGCCGCTATGAAAATGAACTGGGCATTCCTCGAATCCTCGCTCGCTTGGAGGATCGGATCTTCGAGGGAATGCCAAACGGTGATTCCAAGGAGTTCCCGCTTCGATTCCTCTGCGCGATCGAGCCGGGCGCCGATCTATCTCTCGTCTGGTATCAGTTCGCGCACTGGTTGCTCGTCGATCCAGAGGATGGGGTGATCCAATTTTCCAAGACCGACAAAACGAAGAAGGCCATCAATCAGGTCGCCGAACTCTACGGTAGGGCCGCTCGAGGCCTTCGAGTTGAAAAACATGAGTGGGAAAGCGCTCATAAAACCGCCTACGCCGCCGACGCCGCCGCCTACGCCGCCGCCGCCGCCGACGCCGCCGCCTACGCCGCCGCCACCGCCGACGCCGCCGCCTACGCCGCCTACGCCGCCTACGCCGCCGCCGCCGCCTACGCCGCCGCCGCCGCCGCCTACGCCGCCTACGCCGCCGCCACCGCCGACGCCGCCGCCTACGCCGCCGCCCGTCGAAAAGCCTTCAGGCGGCAGGCCGACAAGCTGATCGAACTGCTGGCAGCGGCTCCTGTACCGATCGAAGCGGCCGCGTGACGAAAAACGCGAGAAACGGGTATCTGATCACCGGGGGCACGGGATTCCTCGGGCGAGCGCTCGTGCGCCGGCTGCTCACCGAGGGCGGGGTGTATCCCGAGCATCACCCCGAGCGCGTGTGCATCTACTCGCGCGGTGAGGCCGCCCAGGCGCTGATGCGCTCCGAGCTCAAGGATGATCCGCGCCTTCGCTGGTTCATCGGGGATGTGCGCGATCGCGATCGCCTCGCCCAGGCGATGGAATCGGTGCGGATCGTCGTGCACGCGGCGGCGTTGAAGCGCATCGAGGTCGGGATCTACAACCCCACCGAAATGGTGAAGACGAACGTGCTGGGGACCCAGAATGTCATCGAGGCGGCGATCGCGACCGACGTCGCGCGCGCGGTGCTCGTATCCACGGACAAGGCGGTCGAGCCCTTGAACTGTTATGGGGCGACGAAGCTCGTCGCGGAGAAGCTCTTCTTGAACGCCCAAGCGCTCGCGGGCGCCCACGGCCCGCGTTTCAGCGCTGTGCGCTACGGGCACGTCGCCGGCAGCACGGGGTCGGTCGTGCCGACCTGGCGAGCCGCGATCAAGGCGGGGGAGAAGCTGAGGATCACGCACCCGGATGCGACGCGCTTCTGGCTGAGCGCGAGGCAGGCCGTCGATCTCGTGCTGCAGGCCCTGGAGGCTGAAACCGGATCCCTTGTCGTCCCCGAGCTCCCCGCCTACCGCTTGGGTGATCTCCTCCTCACAATGACCCTGAAGGATGACGAAGCTCTGGGCGCGGATGTGGAGATCCTCGGAGCGCTGGGGCCCGATGAGAAGTTGCACGAATCGCTCCTGAGCCGACACGAGCCGGGCGGCCCGCGCGACTCCGATCGCGCACCGCGCCTGTCGATCGACGGCTTGCGCAAGCTCCTCGAGGAGGTCGAGGGCACATGAGAACGGACGCTTTCAACGTGGTGCACGAGTTCGAGCGCGCGCTGTGCGACTACACGGGCGCTCCGCACTGCGTCGCGGTCTCGAGTTGCACCATGGCGCTCCTCCTCGCGATGGCGTGGCACCTCCGTAAGTTGCCCTCCGGCGACCAGATGGTCGTGTGGGCCCGGGAGAGAACGCTCCCAGAAATCGACCAGTGGACCCAAAAACACGGCGGGCGCAGCGAGATCGAAATCCCCAAGCGCACCTACGTGAGCGTGCCGATGAGCATCATCCACGCGGGAGGGTGGCCCGCGTTTCGGGACGAAGACTGGAAGGGCGCATACCGCCTTCATCCCCTGCCGATCTGGGATAGTGCGAGGCGGCTGCGCCGCGGCATGTATCACTGGTCGACCCGGTGGAACCCTCCCGCGAACGAGGACGCGCCCGCCCTTCACGGGGACATGGTGTGCCTCTCCTTCCACTGGTCGAAGATCCTCGGCATCCAGCAAGGCGGGGCGATCCTGCTCACCGATCCCGAGGCTGACGCCTGGCTTCGCCGCGCTCGCTTCGATGGCCGGCGCGAGGGCGTTGCCCCGAAGGACGATGAGATACTGCTCGGCTGGCACGCTTATCTTAGCCCAGAAAGTGCGGCGGCCGGGCTGGTGCGCATGCAATTCCTGCCCGATGACAACGAGGATCTGCCCAACGACGATTATCCCGATCTGAGCAAAATGGAGGTGTTCAAGTGAAACCCGAGGAGATGCGAAAGGCCCTGGCCGCGAAGCAGCACCAACCGGAGATCGTCGAGAATTTCGTCGACATCTTCGCGAACAAGGATACCCACGCCCTGCTGCTGCGATTTCGCAAAGCCACCGACAACTTTATTTTCAGCGAGGTGCAGGCCAAAGAGCACATCCTCGCCCTGATCAAGGCGGCCAAGGAAGCGGGGATCCACGTGAAACAGGATCTGATGTGGGCCGAATAGTCGTCCCCGGAGAGCCCTTCCCCGCGGAGGACCCGCTGCGCGATCAGCCCCCCGCGCCCGTCCTCTCGGGCACCTCCGGGGACAAGCCCACGCAGCTCGCCATCACCTCCGAGGCCGAGCGCGTGATCATCCGCTTCCCTGAGCCCAAGCTCTGGGTCGCCCTGGATGTCACCGGCGCCCGCAATCTCGCCGATGCGCTCAAGGCCGAGGCTGAGCGCGTGAAGCCCTCGGTGAGCGAGCACCGGATCCTCGATCGTGCCGCGAACCGCATGCGCGATCGGCTGGTGGTCCGGGTGAGCATCATGCTGAACAGCATGGACCGGAAGAAGAAGAAAACCTCCTACCAGGCCGGCGCGATCGTTGATCAGGTGCTCTCGGCCGTGAACGAGCTCGCCGATCGCTATCGGAGCATCCTGTGAGACTCGTCAAGCTGACCGGCATGCCGCACCCGGACTACGGGAACGAATCCCGGCCGCTCTACATCGACGCCGAGCACGTGCTCTACGTCGAGCGCAGCTTCTCGGGCTGGATGAAAGAGGACGTCCAGGAACAATGGCGCCAGTCCCTGCAGCAGCTCTTCGAGGAGGTCGAGCGGGTGGGCGAGGACTTGAAGCGAATGCGCTCCTTCGAGGGCGAGGACCAGGTGAACAAGACCATGGACTTGCGCGATGCGATCGGGTCGCTCTCGTCCGCCGCCAACCTGTGCGCGAGGTTCGCATCCAACCCAGCCTTCCACAAGCGGGTCGAGGTGACGACGATCGGCCTCGCCTATGAGGGTTCGGGCAATACGCTTGCGCGCGTGCACGTGATGGAGAGCCCCGATCAGGTCGCGCAGCTGATCTATCCCGATGATCCGAGGACGACATCATGAGTAAAAGCAAAACGACGAAGAAACCGCTCAAGGTGGCGATCATCGCGGGCGGCGCGAAGGAAGCGAATTTTCTTGACCCCAAGACGAGCGGGCAGTGGGAGGTATGGGGCCTGAACGCGATCCGCCCGAACGAGCGTCTGCGCGGGTCCTGGGTGCGTCCGATCACCTGGGCGCGCATGTTCAACCTGCACCGCTTCGAGCACCTGAACCGCGACTGCCCGGAATACATCTACACGGATTCCGAGTGGGCGAAGCGCAACCGCGAGGTGCCCTTCTACGTGGTCGACAGCTGGCACGGGCTGCTCCCGAACGAGCACCTCTTTCCGATCGCGGACCTGCAAAGCCTTCCCCGGGGCGGGCTCTACCATGCGGGCAGCCTCGACATGCTGGTCGCCTATGCCGTGCACCTCGGGGCGGTGGCAATCTCCTTGCATGGGATCGGCCTCTCGCTAGATAGCCACCGCGATGAGCCGATCTCGGCTCGCGCGTGCCTTGAATACTGGTGCGGGGTGGCCGAAGGGCGCGGCCGCAACGTGAGCGCCGCCCCCGACTGTGACATCTTCTACCAGTATCACCTGGTGCGCTCGAGGAGCGTCTACGGGTTCGACGACGTGCAGCTGATCGAGCGCCGGCCGTGAACGTCGCCATCATCCCGGCGCGCGGAGGCAGCAGGAGGATCCCGCGGAAGAACATCCGCGATTTCCACGGCAAGCCGATCATCGCCTACTCGATCGAGAAGGCGCTCACGTGCGGCGTGTTCGACCTCGTCTACGTGAGCACCGAGGACAATGAGATCGACCTCGTCGCCAGAAGATACGGCGCGGAAACCTTGCGCCGCGATCTTGCACTCGCGCGCGATGAAGTGGGAACGCAGGAGGTGATGCGCTCGGAGCTGGGCTATATCGTGTCGCAGGCAGTAGGGAAATCGTCAATCGAATACGCTTGCTGCATCTACCCATGCGCTCCGATGCTCAGCAGGGGCGATCTGTGGCGAGGTCTGGAAGCCCTGAAGCAGGCCAACGCCTGGTACGCCTTCTCCGTGCTCACGCGGCCGCTCGCGGATGCCGGGATGTTCTACTGGGGCCAAGCGACGAGCTTCCTCGAGGGGGCTTTCTTGTACGGACCGCGTTCGGTGATGATCCCGATTCCCGATGAGCGCGGGATCGACATCAATACGCCCGAGGACTGGGCGAGGGCGGAAGCCATGTCCGCGGCCCTGAAACCATGAATCCGCAAGAAGAGCTCTGGGCGGGGAAATTCGGGGACGAGTACCAGCGACGCTCACCCGGGGATGTCGAGGCGAACCGCGTGCTGTTCGAGCACGTCCTGCGGCGCCTGTCGATTCGCTCGGTGATCGAGTTCGGCGCAGGAGTCGGGAACAACCTGCTCGCGCTCCGCGAGCTGCTGCCAGAGGTCGCCCTAGCAGCCATCGAGATCAATCTGCTTGCCGCGGAGGAGATCCGTCTGAAACGCCTAGCCGTCGACATTTTCGTAGGATCAGCACTCACCCTCAATCCCTGGGCGAACCCCGGAAGATCGACGTGGGACCTGGTGCTCACGAAGGGCTTCCTGATCCACATCCCCCCGGATGACCTGCCCATGGTCTACGAGAAGATGCACCAAGCGAGCCAGCGCTACATCATGGTGGCGGAGTACTACAACCCGAAACCGGTCGCCATCCCCTACCGCGGGCAGGAACAGGCCTTGTGGAAGCGCGATTTCGCGGGCGAGCTCCTCGATCGCTATACCGACCTCTGTCTGATCGACTATGGTTTCGTGTACCACCGGGATCCGCATCCCCAGGACGACCTCACCTGGTTCTTGATGGAAAAGCGATGAGGCCGACGAAGAGTCCGGAGGAGATCGTGCGCGAGGTGGCCAAACGCATCAAACAGGATGCTCCACACGCCGATCCCATTGTCGTCGAGGCGCTGATGAGCCGCTTACGCGCGAAATTGCGTCGACTCCAACTCGAGGATCATCCGAAATGAACCGCTGCCGCCTGTGCGTGATCCCGGACACGCGCCCGGACACACCCTTCGAGGACGGGGTGTGCTCGGCGTGCCGCTCCTTCGCGCGCCGGCCGAGGATCGACTGGGAAGCGAGGCTCTTGCACTTCCGTGAGGTGATCCGCCGCGCCTGGCAGGATTACCCGAGCGCTCACCCCTACGATTGCATCGTCGCGAGCTCAGGGGGCAAGGACAGCCACTGGCAGGTGCTCAAAGTGCTCGAGCTCGGCTACCGGCCGCTCGTGGTGACCGCCTCGACCTGCATGCTCACCCCGATCGGGCGAGCGAATATCGACAACCTCGCGCGCTTCGCCCCGACGATCGAAGTGACCCCCAACCGCACGGTGCGCGCGAAGCTGAATAAGTTGGGGCTTGAGTTGGTGGGGGATATCTCCTGGCCCGAGCACGCCACGATCTTCAACGCTCCCTGGTCGATCGCCGCGGCGATGCAAATCCCGGTCGTGCTCTACGGGGAGAACCCCCAGGAGGCCTACGGCGGGCCGGCGGGCACCGAGGACGCCCGCCAGATGACCCGGCGCTGGGTGAGCGAATTCGGTGGGTTCCTTGGCCTACGCGCGCAGGACCTGGTGGGGAAGGAGGATCTCAGCGCGGATGATCTTCGGCCCTACACGCCCCTTGATCCCGCCGCAGTCGAGGCTGCAAGAGTCCAGGCCCATTTCATGGGGGCGTATTTCGAATGGGATTCCGAGCGCAACGCCACGGTCGCGGCCGAGCACGGGATGGTGCAGGAGCTGCCCTGTGAGGCGAACTGGTGGAAGGCCGAGAACCTGGACAACGCGATGACCGGCCTGCACGATCACGGGTGCTATCGCAAGTATGGCTACGGGCGCGCCGCCGCGCAGCTCTCGGTGGATATCCGAAACGGCAGGATGACGCGGGAGCGCGCGATCAGTATCGTGCAGGGGCGAGATGGCATCTTTCCCTGGGACTATGCCGACGTCGCGTTCGATGACGTGCTCGATCGCCTGCAAATGCCCGAGAAACAGCTGCTCAGGGTGCTCGATCGTTTCACGAACTGGGAGCTCTTTGGCAAGATCGATAACGCTCGCCCGATCCTGAAGGAGTTCCTCTGACCCTCGCGAAGCGCATCATTCCCACGGTGCTCTGCCGCGGGCGCGTGATGGTGAAGGGGACGCGCTTCAACGCCTGGCGCTCCGTGGGGCTCGCCGCCCAGGCGGTAAGGATCCACGCGGCGCGTGGGGTGGACGAGGTGTGCCTCCTTGACATCGCAGCGACCCCCGAGGGCCGGCTGATCGATCCGGAGCTCGTGAGCGAGTTGGCCGATTCCCTCTTCGTGCCCCTTACCGTGGGAGGAGGTATCAGGACGGCCGAGGACGCGCGCAGGCTCCTTCGCGCCGGCGCCGACAAGGTAGTGGTCGGGACCGCGGGCCCCAGGGCGATCTCCGAGATCTCGATGAAGGTGGGGAGCCAAGCGGTCGTCGCCGCTTGCGACGACCGGAACGGCCGGGCCCACGTGCGCTGCGGCAACGCGTCCACGCACCAAAGTGCCCTGGGCTGGGCGAGGAGCTGCTACCAGCACGGGGCGGGAGAGATCCTCCTCACTGCGATCGACTTGGAGGGCACGATGCAGGGCTACGATCTGTACCTGATCGGGCGAATCAGCGAGGCACTCCCGATTCCGGTCATCGCCCACGGGGGGGCGGGCACCTACCAGCACCTGCTCGAGGCGCTCGAAGTCGGGGCGGATGCGGTGGCGGCGGGGGCCATGTTTCAGTTCACCGATCAGACCCCGCGGGGCGCGGCCGCGTATCTGTGCGAGCACGGCCTTGAAGTGCGGGTATGATCAGGCATCACCCCGCGGAGGGCGCCAACGTAGCGAGAATCGATGATTCCGACCCCGCGCATCCCTTCGTGATCCCGTTCTTGTGCGCTCGGTGCGGGAGCCCCGCCTGCTACGGCCGCGGGCCGTTGTGGGCTTGCAGCAGCTGTTGGCAGTGGACCGGACTCTGGAGGAGGCAATAAATGGAACACCAGAAAGTGAGCCTCATCGCGGTCAAGGGACAGCCGCCCGGCCACGGAGTAGTCGAATTCCTCTGGGAATTGCTGAAGGAACGCGAGGCCGAGCGCTGGACGAACATCAGCCACCAGAACATGCCGAGCATGCAAGAGCACCTGGATTACGTCGGTAACCATCCCTACCGTGCGTGGTATCTGATCCAGAACACGACTGCGGAACTCGTGGGCTCGATCAGTCTCTCCCCGCGAAACGAGATCGGCATCCACATCGCCCGCTTGCATCGCCGGCACGGGTATGCGAGCGCAGCGATCAAGGAGCTCCTGCGAACCCACGGGGCGCTTCCGGGAGTCCCCGGGGTCAGTTCCGATGAATTTCTCGCCAACATCAACCCGAGGAATGCCGCCTCGATCGCGCTCTTCGAGCGCTTGGGCGGGATTCCCTTACAGATCACTTTCCGAATCCCGAAGCTGCACGAGGTGAAAGATGCCGAAGTCCGAACGCAAGCCCAGGCATAAGGACGCTCTGGATAGTTTCGCCACCGCGCCCCTTGATCGGGTGCTGCAGCTCGTCCTCTGGAAGCTGCGACACAAGAACCCGGAGATGGCGGTCCTCATCACCGAGGGCGATATCACCGGGTTCGAGCAGTCGATGAGCTACCAGGGGGTGGTGCCCGCGATCCTGATCGAGCGCCCACAAGGCCGCCCGGCACACGCCGGTGCCCGCGGGAAGGTGGTGAGCGTGGCGCCCTTCTCGGGGGAACCCCCCCGTCCCTTCGTCATCGTCGCCGTGGTGGAGCGGGGGAAGAAGAACGCGATCCGGGCGATCGAGAACAACCAGGATGACTTCGAGCGGGGGGATCTTGCCCGGCGGATCGCGCTTGCCCGCGGGAAGGCTGCCACGCTCGCGCAGCAGGTGAGGAACGCCGCCGCAAGCGGGGATTTCACCTCCGGGACCCTGGAGGACGCCGCTGAAGCGCTCGAAGTGCTCGCCAAAGCATGAGCGAATACCCGTTCTTCGTCGCGGAGATGGGGGCGAACCACAACCATGATCTTGATCTGGCGCTCGCGATTGCCGATGCGGCCAAGTCCGTCGGCGCGGATGCCCTGAAGCTGCAGACCTACACCCCCGAGTGCATGGTGGTGCGCGAGCAGAAGGCGCTTGCGACCGGCCCCTGGGCGGGGATAAGCCTGTGGGAGCTCTACGAGCGCGCCGCGCTCCCCTGGTCCTGGCACCAGAGGATCTTCGAGCACTGTCACTCGATCGGGCTCCCCTGCTTCAGCAGCCCCTTCTCGATCGAAGCGGTGGATCTCCTTGAGCGCCTGGGTTGCCCGATGTACAAGATCGCGAGCTTCGAGATCCTCGACCTCGAGCTGATCGAGCGCTGCGCCAAGACCGGACAGCCCCTCGTCATTTCAACGGGCATGGCGACGATGTTGGAGATCGGGGATGCGATCGAGGCCGCGCGCGCCGGCGGGTGCGTGGGGGAGCAGCTGACGCTCCTCAAGTGCACGAGCTCTTACCCCGCTCCCGCCTCCGAGGCGAACCTGCGCACGATGCCAGACCTTGGCAAGTTCGGCTGCCGGGTCGGGTTGTCTGACCACACCCGAGGCGTGGGGGTCGCCGTGGCGGCGGCGCTCGGCGGCGCCACCATGATCGAGCGGCATTTCACCCTGGGGGTGGCCGATAAAGGCCCCGATGTGCCCTTTTCGAGCTCCCCGCACCAGTTCAGGCAGATGATCGAGGCGGTGCACGACGCGATCGACGCCCAGGGCTCGGGGCGCTTGGGGCCCACGGCCTCGGAAATGCCCATGCTTGAGCTGCGGCGCACCTTGCGGGCCCTGCGGGGGATCAGGGAGGGCGAAGTCTTCACCCGGCAGAACATCGGTGCGCGGCGCCCCGCTGGAGGCCTGCCACCGCGCTTCATCTCCCGCTTCCTGGGAGGCTTTGCCCCCCACGCCATCCAGGCTGGGGAAGCCCTGACCGAGGACACTGTTCCACGTGAAACCGGCTCGAGGTGAGCGCCGTTACGCGGTCTTCGCGCAGGAATACGCGAAGCACCACAACGCCACCCGGGCGGCGATCACCGCCGGCTACAGCCCCAAGAGCGCAAACTCCCAGGGCAGTAGGTTGTTGACCCATGCCAAGGTTTTGGAGATTCTGAGCGCGCTCGAAGCCAAAGCGCTCGAGCAAGCCGGGATCGATACCGTAGCGCTTCTGCGGGAATCCAAGCGGATCGGGTTCTCCGATCCGCGCAAGCTCTTCCACCCCGATGGCCGCCCCAAGCAGCCCCACGAGTTGGATGACGATACGGCGGCCGCGGTCTGCGGGATCGAACGCATGGTCGAATACAGGGAGTCCGTCGGGAAGAACGGCAAGCCGCGCAAGCAGCGCGTCGTCACCTTCCGGTATAAGCTCCTTGACAAGAACCCGACCCACGAGCGCCTCTTCAAGCACAAGGGCCTCTTCAAGCAGGAGGTGCTGCCGCCCCTGCCCGGGGATATCGAGGTGGAGGAGGTGAGCGCTCTGGATCTCGCGCGGCGTATCGCCTTCATCCTCGTCGTCGGGGCACGACACAAGAAAGAGGCCGCTTCGGGCAAACGCAAATGAAGGGGATTCTCCGGTGGCGAGGGCAAGCAGGAAGAACCGGGAGATCGTGCGCATCCTCGCGAAGCGAACGAGCAGAGGGCGCCTCGTGGCAACGCTGCCCTGCCCGCTGACCACCCGGCAGCGCACGCTGTGCCAACTCCTCGCTGATGGCCGCCGGCTGGTCGACCTGGGCAAGGAGCTCGGAGCATCCAAGACCTTGCTCACGCAACGGGCCGATGCAATCCGCGATCTCCTGGATGCGAAGACCACCACGCACGCCGTCGTGATCGCGGTGAGAAACGGCTGGGTGAGGTGATGAGGCCATTGGCGATCGATTTGTTCTGCGGCCTCGGCGGTTGGACCGAAGGCCTGCTCAAGGAGGGCTGGTGGGTGATCGGCTTCGACATCGAGCGCCACGATTACGGGACAGGAGGCTATCCCGCGCAGCTCGTGCTGCAGGATGTGTTGACGCTCCACGGCTCGCAGTTCAAAGATGCGGACCTGATCGTCGCGAGTCCGCCCTGCCAGGCCTACAGCTACCGCGCTATGCCCTGGTCGCGCGCTAAGGCTTTGCCGCCTCCTGATAATTCGCTGTTCGAGGCGTGCTTTCGGATTCAGCGCGAAGCTATCGAAGTTGCGGGACATTTCATCCCGCTCGTGGTCGAGAACGTGCGCGGGGCGCAGAAGTGGGTCGGGCGAGCGCGCTGGAACTTCGGGAGTTTCTATCTGTGGGGCGATGTGCCGGCGCTGATGCCGATGACACGCAAGGCTGTCAAGGTCGCGACAATGGGGCAAGGCTGGTATCCGCCAGACCATCCGAAGCACATTCCAGGTCTCGGCTTTAATACGCATGCTGCCCGAGCGATCAAGAACAATGGCGGCTCGTGGTTCAACGTCGCACACAACACCACGAGCGGCAAGGGGCAGAATCCGGATGGTCGGAAGCTCAAGGATAGCGACGGCTACGAGCGCGACCATCCTGTGGCCTTTGGTTGGAAGAAACCGCGCACATCCAGCAAGAGCCTCGCCCGCAAAGCCGCCTCAGCAATGATCGCCAAGATTCCGCTAGTGCTCTCCCAGCATATCGCTCGCACGTTCAAGCCCTGATGTGCCTGCCGGGGCTTGTGCGCCCCTACCGATTCCCGTATCGTGCGCGGGAATCGCACCGGAGGCTGCATGCCACAAGGGACCGCTGTAGCGCAGGTTGAGTCCAAGCTCAAGTCGCGCTACGGGTCGAACAAGCGTGCGATCTACGGCACGCTGAACAAGATCGGTCTGATGCACGGCTCCAAGGTCACCAAGAAGGGCATGAAAAAGCCGCGCATGCTCAAGCGCAGCGCAGCGCCGCGCTACACGGCGATCACCTAAAATGCCAGCGCCCAAGGCCGATGAACCACGCCTGGTCAGCATGCGCCGCCCGAAAAGAAAGGATGGCGGCAAGGACATCACCTCAGCATCCCCGATGGCGCAGGAGGAGTACTCCTACGGGCTGGGGATCCGCTTGGAGAACTTCGAACTCGATGCCCTCAAGATGAAGCTGCCCGAGATCGGCCAGGAGTTCACGATCGAGGCCAAGGTCAAGGTGACGAACGTCCATCGCTCGGCCTCGATCGAGCGCGACGACGAGGACCGTGGTGTGCAGCTGCAGATCATTGCCATGGCGATCGAGAAATAAGGAGCCCACCGATGACCCAGCCTGGCGTATTCACTGGCGGCCGCGTCAACCTGCTCACCTCGACCTCGACGGGGATCGGCGCCTGGCAGAGGATCGATCGGACGCTGCGCAACATGGAGTTCCAAGCGACCATGCAGGGCTCGAGCATCGGCGCCCTCGTATCGGGCACGGTCTCGATCGAGGTATCCGAGGACGGGGTGAACCCGATCGCGACCAAGGCGGGCACGATCGCCTTCTCGAGCGTCGCGACGCCGGCGGTCGACGGGTTCGTGATCGACACGCACCACGAGTACGTGCGCGCGAATCTCTCCAGCTACTCGACCGCGAATTCAAGCGTCGGGGTGATCGCGACCCCCAATCTCGCGATCGACATTGCCGCCTGGCAGCCCAAGTGAAGTCCCTGCGCTCGCTCTTCTCGCCCCTCGTGCTCGTGGGCGCGCTTCTTGTCCTGAGCGCGATGGCGGCAATGACGCTCAGCATCGGCGCCCAGGTCACGACCAATCCGAATGTGACTGGGGTCCCGGCGCCGCAGTCCGCGGTCGCGATCACCGGGGGCACGATCAGCGGCACTTCAGTTGCCGCGACCACGCTCTCATCGACCAGCACGACGACCTTCAGCGGGGTCACGACCGGGACGAACGCCGACTTCGTGTGCATGGCCGCGGGCGGCGTCCTCACGCTTCAGACCTCCTCCTGCACGATCAGCTCGATCCGGTTCAAGACCGACGTCGAGCTCTACCAGGACGCGGCGCTCGCCGCGGTGCGCCTGCTGCACCCGGTCGCCTTCAACATGAAGCCCCAGGGCGCCCCCAACCCCGATCCGAACTTCGGCACCAGGCAGATCGGGCTCCTCGCCGAGAACGTCGCGGCGGTGGATCCCCGCATGGCGATCTACGAGCGCGACGGCAAGACCCCGAAGTCCTATCGCCAGGAAGCGCTGATCGCGCTCCTTGTGAAGGCGATCCAGGAGCAGCAGCTCGAGATCCTTTCCCTTCGCCGCACCGTTCAGGGCTTGACGAACGGCACGGTGTACACCCGGAAGACGGACACCGCGACGAGCTCGGTCAGCCCGTGATCTCCATATAAACGGAATAAGGAGACTTCGCCATGGGTATCGCCCCTGCAAACTTGCAGGCCATCACCAAAGAGGGCCTGCGCAACCAAGGCATCACGAACGTCTACGGCCGGCGCGCCTCGATCGACATCGCGGGCTACGAGGTCGGCGAGCAGGACACGAGAACGCCGATCGACGTCGTGAGCACGACCGCCCCCACATCCCTCGCACCCAACGGCTTCTCGCTCCTGGCCTGCACCGCGGCCTCGAGCGCGATCTACACGATGAACACGGCCGTGGGCTCGGTCTACAAGCAGATCACCCAGGTGAGCAGCTCCACCTTGGGCTACGTGGTGCAGTTCGGTGCGAACGCTCTGATCGTCACTTCGGCGGGCTCGAGCTTCAACCAGATCACGTTCCAGGGGGTCGGCCACACGGCGAACCTCGCGTGCGTGGTCCCCAGTTCAGGCCAGGGATCGAGCGCGAACACAGGTCCGGTGTGGATCTCCTGCTCGCCCGCTTCACCCGGCCTCGCGTTCTCGACCTTCTAGGAGGCCCTGAGAACCCGTAGCAAAACCGTGCAAGATCAGAAAGCGAGGTTACAGATGCAAGCAGCAGCAAAACCCCTGGTGCTGGGGCCCCGGGGGTTCGACAAGATCGCGATCGTCGGGAGCGCCCCGAGCTCCGTGCAGCTGGGACCCTGGGGGGACAAGTCCTGGGCGATCTGGGGATGTTCCCCCGGCGCCTACGGGATGATTCCGCCCAACCGATCCGACGTCTGGTTCGAGGTGCACCGCTGGGAACCCCCGGCGCTCGGGGATCCGAGGAATCCCGCGAACAAGCCCTGGTTCTCCCCGGAGTACACGCGCTTCCTCGAGCTCTTCGAGGGTCCGGTGTACATGTCGGCGCCCGTCCCCACCGTGGGGAACTGCGTCGTCTACCCCTTCGATGAGATGAACGCCGAGTTCGGGCCCTACTTCTGGACCTCGACCATGGCCTACATGCTCGCCCTCGCGATCAAGGTGCGTCCGCGCGCAATCGGCCTGTGGGGGGTGGACATGGCGCACGGCACCGAGTACGTGTTCCAGCGCCCCGCCTGCCAGCATTTCCTGGGGATCGCGGCGTCCTTGGGGATCCAGATCGTGCTGCCTCCGGAATCCGATCTCGAACAGCCGCACACCCCCTACGGGTTCATCGAGTACCACCCGCGCCACCAGAAGCTGCTGCGCCGGCGCGAGGAGCTGAATTCGCAGCTCGTGCATCACCAGAACACCATGACGGCGAGCTCGAAGCAGGCCGACATCATGCGCGGGGCGATCGACAACCTCGACTACGTCCTGAACACGTGGGCGGGGGATATCGACGTGGGCTTGCGCTTCTCCGACGCCATCTGCCATTCCGCGGTGCTGGGCGGGCGGCCCGCGCCCCTGGTCGCCGCCGCCCACCGCTTCGAGCAATCGGCCGTGCCCTTGCCCCTTACGCTTGACCCGCCCCTTGTGCCGCTGGATCGCAAGCAATGGGATGCGCCTGCTCCCGTTCCCGCGCGCCTCGCAGTCTCGGAGCTGATCGGCCAGCTGATGGAGCAGGATCCCGACACGCGCGGCCGTATCGCCCAGGCGGTGCTCCCGAAGCCTCCTACACCATTCGCCCCGATTCCGCCCGCTCCGATCCCGGCGAAGAAACGCAAGCACAAGAAAGGGGGCTAGAACCGTGGGGATGCTCGATGAACTGATCGAGCAGGTCGGGGTCCTTCCTCCCCAAGGCAAGCGCAAGCTCGAGCGCGAGGTGATGCAGCGCACGAAGCGCATGGCCTGGGTCCCCAACCCGGGGTTTCAGACCGAGGCCTACTTCTCGGAGGCTGATGAAACCGGGTGCGGGGGCGAGGCGGGCCCGGGCAAGACCGACCTCGCCCTCGGGCTCTCCCTGAACGAGCACCGGCGAGCGTTGCTGCTGCGGCGCACCCACAAGGAGGCCGATAAGCTGCAGCCGAGGCTCGAGGAGATCCTGAAGACGCGCGAGGGCTGGAACGGCAAGGGGTTCTGGACGCTCCCCGGTGGCCGGCGGATCGACATCGGGGGCTGCCAGCTCGAATCCGACAAGCAGAACTACAAGGGCGACCCCCACGATCTGATCGTCTTCGACCAAGTGGAGGACTTCACGCAGAGCCAGTTCGAGTTCATCATCGCCTGGAACCGCTCGACCATCCCGGGGCAACGCTGCCGCATCATGACGACGCTCAACCCGCCCACGCAAGCCGCCGGCATGTGGGTGATGAGCCGCTACGGGCCCTGGCTCGATCCGAAGCACCCGCATCCGGCAAAGTCAGGGGAGCTTCGCTGGTACACGACGATCGATGCCAAGGACACCGAGGTCGACGGCCCGGGCCCGCACCTCGTGGAGGGCCGAAAGATCATGGCGAAGAGCCGCACCTTCATCCGCGGCCACCTCTGGGAGAACCCCGATCTCGCGGGCACGGGCTACGAGGGGCGTCTGGCCGGCCTCCCCGAGGAGCTGCGCGCGGCGTACATGCAGGGCTCGTTCGAAGCGTCGCTGCGCGATGCCCCGAACCAGGTGATCCCCACGACCTGGGTGAAGCTCGCGCAGAAGCGCTGGACAGAGCTCCCGCCCGTGAACGTGCCGATGTGCTCGATGGGCGTGGACTGCTCGGGGGGCGGGCGCGATCCCCTCATCCTCGCGCGGCGCTACGACGGTTGGTACGACACGCTGGTCAAGGTCCCGGGAAAGGAGATCCCGGTGGATCGGATCGGCAGCTACTGTGCGGGCATCATCGTCAGCTACCGCGAGGACAAGGCGATGGTGGTGATCGACATGGGCGGGGGATACGGGAGCTCGACTTACGAGCATTGCAACGCGAACGACATCGAATCCTTCGCCTACAAGGGCGCCGAGCGCACCGATCGCCGCAGCGCCGACAAGCGCCTGCGCTTCGTGAACGTGCGAAGCGCCGCGCACTGGATGTTCCGCGAGGCGCTCGATCCCGATCAGCCCGGCGGCTCCCCGATCGCCCTCCCCGATGATCCGGAGCTCGTGGCTGATCTCACCACGCCGACCTTCGAGGCGACCCCCAATGGGATCAAGATCGAGGAGAAGGAGAAGGTGACCGAGCGCCTGGGGCGATCAACCGACAGCGGGGACGCCGTCATCATGTCCTGGTGGGCGGGTCCCAAAGAGATCAATTCGGCTCTGGACTGGGCAACCCGCGCCGAGGAGCAGGGGTTGCATCGCGGCCCGGCGCGGCCCGGAAAGGTGATCCTGGGACGCGAGGCCGCGCAGCGCGCGCGCGGACGCTGATGGAAGTGCTCGAGCACCCGGTGCGTGAGCTCGTCGTCTTCGCGATCGAACGCGCTTCCGCCCTGTGGACGGAGATCGGCCCGCTTCTTCAGGCGCACTTCGATGAGATCGCCCACGACAGGACGCTCAAGCTCGAGCCCTATCACCTCGCCTACATGCAATTCGAAGCGGCCGGCTCCCTTCGCTGCTACACTGCCCGCGTTGAAGGCAAGCTCGTGGGGTATCTCGTGGTGGTGATCGCGCCCCACATGCACTACGTGAGCCTCCTGCAGGCGACGCAGGACGTGATCTACGTCGACCCCGAGCACAGGAAGAGCGGCACGGGCCTGGGATTGCTGCGCTTCGCCGAGCGTCACCTCGAGCAAGACGGGGTCGACGTCATCTCGCAGCACGTGAAGATTGCGCATCCGACGCTTGGGAAAGTCCTCGAGCACATGGGATACGAGCCGGTCGACACGATCTACGTGAAAAGGATCCGCCATGGGATGGGGAGCGGCGATTAGCGCCATCGCCGGGGTGTACGCGGCGACGCAGCGTCCGAAGGTTCCAAGCATTCCCTCGATCCCGGCGCCGGCTCCGATGCCCGTGCCCGGGCCCGATGATCCCTCCACCATCAACGCTCGGCGAAACTCGATCCAGGCGCAGCTCCTTCGCCGCGGGCGCCTCTCGAGCATCCTCTCGCAAGGCGCGCAGTCTGAACCCCTCGGAGGCCTCGGGCCGTGAACCCCAAAGCTCTCGTCGACCTCGGGGAGCGCACGCTCTCCAAGCGCGGGTCGCTCGTCAACCTGTGGCAGGACATCGCCATGAACTTCTACCCCGAGCGCGCCGATTTCACCTACCAGCGCGCCCTGGGGACGGAGTTCGCCGCGAACATCATGTCGAGCTACCCGATCATCTGCCGGCGCGATCTGGGCAACCAGTTCAGCACGATGCTGCGGCCGACCGAGAAGACCTGGTTCGAGATGCAAACGGTGGACGAGCGCCTGAACCGCGACAACGAGATCCGTGCGTGCCTGGAATACTTCGGCACGGTGATGCGCCGCGCGATGTACGATCGGATGGCGAAGTTCAACCAAGCGACCAAGGAGGGCGATCACGACTTCGCCGCTTTCGGGCAAACGGTGATCTCAGGGGAGCTCGGACGCTACCGCGATGCGCTCCTGTACCGCTCCTGGCACCTGAAGGACTGCGCGTGGCTCGAGAACTCCGAGCGCGACCTCGGAGCGATCTTCAGGCGCTGGAAGCCCTACATCTGCGACCTGCGACGGCTCTTCCCGAAGACCACGCAGGGCCCGCGGCATGTGAACCTCGAGCGCCAGGACCCCTACACCGAGGTGAACTGCATGCACCTCGTGGTGGAAGCGGAGATGTTCGATGGGGCCGAGGCGAAGAACAAGCCCTACGTTTCGATCTTCTACGACATCGACAACGACACGCCCCTGGAAGTGCTCGGGGTGTGGAATCAGATCTATGTGATCCCGCGCTGGCAGACCGTGTCGGGGAGCCAGTATTCCTTCTCTCCTGCCACGGTCGCCGCGCTCCCCGAATCGCGCCTGCTGCAGGCGATGACCTACACGCTCCTGGAGGCCGGGGAGAAGATGACAAGCCCCCCGTATCTCGCGAACCAGAACGTGATCCGCGGGGACATGGGCCTGTACGCGGGCGGGTTCGTCTGGGCGGACATCCACGAGGGGAGCGTGAAAGACGCGATGATGCCCCTCGTGACCGACAAGTCGGGGATGCCCATCGGGATCGAGATGCAGAAGGACTCGAAGGAAATGATCCTCAAGGCCTTCTACCTCGATACGCTGAAACCTTTCAACCCGACGACCGACCCCGAGATGACCGCCTTTCAGGCGGGGCAGATCGTGCAGGACTACATCAGGAAGGCGCTCCCGCTCTTTGAACCGATGGAGGCCTCCTACAACGGCGGCCTGTGCGAGCTCACCTTCGATGTGCTGCTGCGAAACGGCGCCTTTGGCGCCCCGGACTCGATGCCGCGGCGATTGCGTCAGGTGATGGCAGGCGAAGGGAAAAAGGCGATCCAGTTCCGCTTCAAGAGTCCGCTGCACGACTCGATCGACCAACTGAAGGGGCAGCTCTTCCTGCAGGCGAAGCAGCTCACGGCCGAAGCCGTGGGCTTGGATCCTGCCGCCGGAGAGCTCCTGAAAGCGACCGATGCGCTTCGCGATGCCCTGCAGGGGATCGGCGTTCCGGCCGCCTGGACGCGTAGCGAGGAAGAGGTGAAGAAGATGTCCCTCGAAGCGGGTGCCGCCGCCGATGCGCAGCACAAGCTCGATCTCATGCAAAAGGGCGCGGACGTCGCGGCGACGATGGCCAAGGCGAGGCCAAACAGCCCCGCCGCGGCGCCGATCCCGGCCTGAAAATAAGTGGCAAGTGCGCGCAATGCACCCGAGCAACCGCCCGTGCGAAGGACGCGCGCGCAGATTCCGGCCGAGAACGTCGTCGTTCCCGCTCCCTACGGGATGCCCGAGGCCTCGGCCTGGAAGGCGCTCGCCGTGGGCACGGCGACCAAGGACCAGCAGCTCCTCGCCGTGCGCTGGCTCTTGGAGGGCGCCTGTGCACTGTTCGATCTGCAGTACCGGCCCGGTGAGGCCGGGCGGCGCGATACCGATTTCGCCCTGGGCAAGCGCTATGTGGGCCTGCAGGTGGTGAAGCTCATCAACATCGATCTTGAAGCACTCCGAAAGAGGACAATCGCAAATGGCTAACGCCCTCGCTGTAACCGCACTCTCCGCCAAACCCGCCGCTCCCGCGGCCGTGCCCGCGAAACCCGCAGCCGGGGATCCTCCCGCACCGGCGCCGAAGAGTGCTGCGGCGCCCGTCGTCCCGGAGGTCACCCCGGACAAGGCGCGCGAGTACCTGAAGGGCTTCGTGATCGATGCCACGTCCCTGGACACGATCGAGGACGACAAGGTGCTCGAGCTGCATGGCAAGTACCAGGAGCGCTTCGGGCAAAAGGGCACCTGGCCCGATGACTGGCGCGAGCAGATCGCGGGGAACGACGAGAAGATCCTGAAGCGCCTGGGGCGCTATGCGACCCCGCGCGATGTCACCAACGCCCTTCTCGCCGCGCAGAACCGCATCAGCTCGGGTGAGCTTCGCTCGGCCTTGAAGGAGGGCGCGACCGAAGAGGAGCACAAGGCCTGGCGCGCCGAGAACGGGATCCCGGAGAAGCCCGAGGACTACGATCTCACTCTTCCGAGCGGCGTCGTCTTCGGGGACGAGGACAAGCCCTTCATCGAGGACTTCCTGAAGAGCGCCGCACACCCGGCGAACCTGCACCCCAGCCAGGTGAAGTCCGTGCTCGCCTGGTACTACGCCGATCGCGAGAAGCAAATCGAGCACCTCGCCGAGCAGGACCTGAACGAGGCGCGCGCGACGAGCGATGAGCTGCATCAGGAGTGGGGCAACAACTTCCGCGGCGAGTCGAACCTGATCATGTCGCTCCTGGATGGCGCCCCACAGGGCATCAAGGAAAAGGTGATGTCCGCCCGGTACGGGGAGAAGGACCAGGTGCTCTTCAACGACGTCGGGTTCCTGCGCTGGCTCTCGAGCCTGCAACACCAGATCGATCCACACGCGACGGTCGTACCCGGGGGCGGCGCCGCGGCTCTGGACACGATCGAGAGCGAGATCACGAAGATCGAGGGTATGATGAAGGACAAGCGCAGCGCCTACTGGAAGGGCAAGATGGTCACGAGAGAGGGCGTCGAGGACACCGAGCTCGCGCACCGCTATCGCGAGCTCATCTCCGCCAAGGACGCGATCGCGAAGCGGCGGGCTGCGTAAATCCCTTGTGCGCTGCTACCGAGCAGCGTACAGTGGCGCGCAACGGCGGACACACGTGGGGAAAAAGACCCGCGTCCCGGCGTAGCAATCAAAGCACCAGGTAGCGAGGCCCCATAGGGTCGCGCGCCGGCTCCTCCTGCAAAGGGGGACACCCCTGGCGATCGGCATGATGGATACCCCGAGCGACGGTTTGTAAAACGTGCAAAGGAGGGCCATCATGGCCAACGCCTTCAAGCGCTTCACCGCACGGGTCAAGCTGTGGCTGATCCTCATCGCGCAGCTGCTGCTCGGGCCCGTCAGGAATTACGCGGAGCGTCACCTCGTTTTCTATCTGGATTCGGCATTCCAGACCCAGTATCGCCAGGAGTTCATCCAGGGCTTTGAAGCCCACCAGACGCTGTTGCGTCCCTGCGTCACGACCGAGGCCGTCATCAAGGGCAACACGGCGGTATTCCTGGTCGCGGACTCAGGAGGTGCGACCGCCGTCACCCGGGGCATCAACGGCCTCATCCCGGCCCGCCCGGACAACCTGAACCAGTTCTCGGCGGTCCTGCAGGAGTGGCACGACCTCGTCCGGAAGACCGGCTTCAACGTCTTCGCAAGCCAAGGCGATCAGCGCCGCATCATGCAGGTCACCTCGATGGGCGTGTTGAACCGCAAGATCGACGACACGATCATCCAGGAGCTGAACAACGGCACCGTCGCCGTGGGCGCCTCAGGGGTCACCCCCAACGTGAGCCTGTGGGCGAACATGCAGGTGAAGCTGCAAAATGCGTCCGTCCCCTGGGACTCGCGCATCACGGGGCTCCTGCAACCCTCGTTTCTCGCGTACCTCGAGCAAGCTCCGGAGTTCGCCAGCGCGGACTACGTCGACCTGCGGCCTTTCGCGGGCGATCATCCCGACTGGCGCGACGCTCCGATGGCCTACCGCTGGAGGAATGCGGCGATCGTCGCGCACCCCAATCTGCCGAACAAGGGGCTCTCGAACGAGACCTCGTTCCTGTTCCACCAGAGCGCGATCGGGCATGCGGCCAACGTGGGGTTCGTCGACACGGCGATCGGGTACAACGAGGAGCAGAACTACTCCTACGCCCGGGCGTCGCTTTTCATGGCGGCCAAGCTCCTGCAGAACGCGGGCGTTGCGGTCACCACCCACGACGGTTCGGCTTACGCCTAACCCCGATGGTCTGCTAGGGGGATCCCCGAAGGTGAGCATCAGGGGAACCCCCATCCGGACCGAACGATAAGGAGGCCAACATGGCCTACTCCGGCAGCACCGCAGGATCATCGGTTTCGAACCCCCCGATCGAGCTGAACCGACTCGCAGGGTCTCGTACCGTTCTGGGCACGAGCCAGACCACGCAATGGAGCTCGGCCTCGCCGCGCGCCGGCGGGATCGGGCTGTGGCAGTACATCTCGACCAACCTCACGACCGACATGACCGCCGCCGGGTTTTTCTCCGATGGCAAGCAGTTGGGCATGCAGGTGGGCGATATCATGATGGCCGTGCAATACACCTCGGCCGGGTCGAGCTTCATCCTGACGATCGGTATTCTCACGACCACCAACAGCTCGGCGGGCTGGAACCTCACGACCGGGGGCACGCTGCATTCGACGTAATCCCGGCCACAGGACTCCGGCAGGGAAGTTGTTGCCCGGCCCTCAAGGCCCATCCTTGGGGGCCGGTGGCGGGAAGTAACAGGCGCTCGAGGGTTCCCAAAGGCCCTCGGGCTTTCCTACGTTTCGAACGGGAGAAAGACGAATGTCCCCAGTCCCTGAAGTGAGCCAAGCCAAACCGAAGAACCCCGCACCCACCCGGCGCCACGTGCCGGGCGTATCCGCCCAGAGCGCGCCTGTGGATAAGTCACCCACAGCCCAGGCCGAGCCCAAGCCGCGGGCCATTTCCCTGGACTCGCACCGGCTGAAGGACATCGAGTTCCAGCGCCTGGTGATGGGCTGCTACCCCCCGAAGGAGCACACGATCGAGGACATGAAGCGGCCGGAATACTGGGCCGCTGTGGCGGGGAAGCTGCGTCCCTGGAACCACATCGAGGTGTATTCCGAGGACGGCACCTGGTACGCGGAACTCCTCGTCCTCGCGGTCGAGCGGGCGCACGCGGTCGTGCACGTGCTCGCCTATCACAGCCTGAGCACCTCCGATGTCGTCATGACGAGCCTCGCGGGAAGTTCCAAGTACGAGATCCGGCACACGCCCGGCCTGCAGTGGCACATCATCCGGCGAGCCGATCGTCACATCGTGCGCGACCAGATGGCGCGGCGCGAGGATGCCGAGTTCGCCCTTACGGAGCATCTGAAGACCGTGCCGGCGTAGCCGCGCGGTGACCACCAGCAAGCTCCTTCTGTACAACGGCGCCCTCATCGTCTGCGGGGCACGGATCCTTGCCGCGCTCTCGGATGAATCCAAGGGGCGACGGCTCCTCGATCAGGCTTGGGACGACGGGGCGGTCGATGGGGCGCTGGAAGCCGCGCAGTGGTATTTTGCGATGCGCTCGCAGCGCATCACCTTCGACCCTTCGATCACCCCGGACTGGGGGTTTCGCCGCGTCTTCGAGGTGCCCGAGGACCACGTGCGCACGGTCGCCGTGTGCCAGGATGAGAATTTCAAGGTCCCGCTGATCGCGGTGAAGGAGGAGGCGGGATTCTGGTACGCGCACCTGGACACGCTCTTCGTGCGCTTCGTGTCGAACGATCCCACTTTCGGGAACGACTTCTCCCTGTGGCCCAATTCCTTCGTGAAGTTCGTGAAGGCCGATCTCGCCTCGCAGATCGTGCGCGATCTCACCGGGAGCGATGCAAAGGTGACCGAGGTGGAAAAGCGTCGCCTGGGCGCTCTGAACGCCGCCAAGTCCCTCGCCGCCATGGCCGACTCGACCCAGTTTCCCGCCGAAGGGAGCTGGGTGCGCGCCCGGCGCGGTGATCGCCGGGGATGGCCTGATGGGGGCAACCGCGGGCAGCTGATCGGGTAGGACCGTGGGCCTGCAAAACGCGGTCATCCAAGCGTTCAACCGGGGCCTGGTGAGCCGGCTTGGTCTCGCGCGCACCGACATCAAGCGCACGGCCATGGCGGCCGAGGTGATGACCAATTGGATCGCTCGGGTGCTCGGGAGCATGATGCTGCGCCCGGGCACCCAATTCCTCGGGGATACGAACGCCGATCTGCAGGCGAAATACCTCGACTTCGTCTTTCGCAACAACGACACCGCGCTGATCGAGCTCACCAACCTGATCCTGCGGATCTGGGTGAACGACGCCCTGGTGACCCGGGTTGCGGTGGGCAGCCAGACCGTGAACGGCACCTTCGCCGCGAGCTTGGCCAGCTGGACGAGCCTGGATGCCGGTGGGGCGGTATCGGACTGGGTCAACGCAGGGGATGTGCGCTTCATCGGTGATGGGGTGAATTCCGCCGGCCGCGAGCAGCAGGTGGTCGTTGCGGCCGGGGACATCGGCAAGGAGCACGCGCTTCGCATCATCGTGAGCGGCAGCGTCGCTGGCCAAACCACCTCTGCGGCGTCACTCACCCTGCGCGTGGGCTCGGCGAGCGGCCAGGATGATTACGTGAACCGCACGGATCTCTCCACCGGCACGCATTCGATCGCCTTTACTCCGGCTGGCAATTTCTGGGTACGCTTCACCAACACGAGCCTGAACCAGGTGCACCTGGCATCCTGCGTCGTCGAGGGCGCAGGCGTGATGACGCTTCCCACCCCCTGGGCGAGCGCGGATCTGGGAAATGTCCGCAAGGACCAGTCTCTCGATCTTGTCTTCGTGGGCTGTGATGGACACCAGCAAAAGACGATCGAGCGCCGCGGGGTCCACTCCTGGTCGATCACGACGTATGCCCCGAACGATGGTCCCTTCCTCACCGAGAACGTGAGCGGGATCACGATCACGCCAGGCGCGCTGGGACCCGGTCAGGTGCAGCTCAACGCGAGCGAATCGATCTTCAACAATGGACACCTGGGGGCGCTTTTCCGAGTCACCTCGATCGGGCAGTCGGTGATCCGCGGTATCGCTGCGGCGAACGTATTCACCAATTCGATCAGGATCTCCGGGGTGAGTGACGGCTTGTTCGGTCAGATACCCCTCATCGCTTTTCCGGGCCAACCATTGCAGCAATTTTTCGGGACCGGAGGCCCTCCCCCCACGGGACCACGCCGGTTCATCTATACCCTGTCTGGCACTTTTACGGGGATCGTGACATTGCAGCAATCGATGGACAACGCGACCTGGACGGATTTCTTGCAGCACGCAGGACCCGTCAACGTCATCTCTTTCGCCCTGAGCATCGATGACGGGCTGAGCAATCAGATCATCTACTACCGCGCCGGTTTCAAGGCGGGGGATTACACCTCGGGCCAGGTCAATATCACCTTGCAGTACGCGAATGGCAGCCGCGTGGGCGTCGGTCGGGTCATCGATGTCCTTTCCGATACGGCGGTGCTCGTCGATGCAATCCAGGCCTTCGGGGGAACCACCGCCACCAACATCTGGGCCGAGGGCTCCTGGTCAACCTTCCGCGGGTTCCCTACAAGCGTCAGCCTGCACCAAGGACGATTGTGGTGGTTCGGCCAGGGGAAGGAGTTCGGTTCGGTATCCGATGGTTTCTTCAGCTTCGATGACACCGTGATCGGTGATGCGGGGCCGATTCAGCGCTCGATCGGCTCAGGGCCCCTGGACAACATCAACTGGGCGCTCTCCTTGCAGCGCCTCCTGCTCGGGGCCGATCTGTCGGAATACGAGACCATTACCTCGAGCTTGGATGAGCCGATCACCCCGACCAACTTCACGCTTCGCCCGGCCTCAACGCACGGCTCAGCCAAGGTGCAGGCGGTGAAGGTGGATGCGACCGCGGTGTTCGCGCGGCGCGCCGGCACCCGGGTGCTGCAGCTCGCGATCGATCCCTACATCGGGGATTACGCGCCGCAGGACCTCACGGCGCTCGTGCCCGAGCTCTTCGACAGCCGCTTGGCGCCGGTGGTGGACATCAGCATCCAGAGGATGGCCGTGCAGCGCCTGCCCGACACCCGGGTGCATTTCGTGCGCGCCGACGGCGCGGTGGGGATCCTGATCTTCGACCGGGTCGAGAACGTGATCTGCTGGGTGCTCCTTGAAACCCCTGGCGCCGGGGGGTTCGTTGAGGACGTCGTCGTGCTCCCCAACACACCCGAGGATGCCGTGTATTACTGCGTGCGCCGCACGATCGGAGGAGTCACGAAGCGCTTCCTCGAGCGCTGGGCGCTGGAAGCCGAGGGACGGGGCGCCGCGATCACCAAGCTCTCGGATGCCTGCGTGCTCTACAACGGAGCGCCCGCCACCTCGATCGCGGTGGCCCACCTGATCGGGCAATCGGTCACCGTCTGGGCCGACGGGAAGGACGTCGGCACCGATGCGAACGGCAACCAGATCTACACCGTGGACAACACCGGGCACATCACCCTTGCCCTCGCCGCCTCGATCGTCGTGGTGGGCCTTCCCTACGCCGCGCAGTGGCAAAGCGCGAAGCTCGCCTATGGCGCCCAGATGGGCACGGCGCTCACCCAGCCCAAGCGTATTCCGGGCCTGGGGGTGATCATGGCCGACACTCATGCGCAAGGGCTGAAATACGGGAAGGACTTCACCAACCTCGATCCCCTGCCCACGACCGAGGACATCGTGCCCGTGGATCCTGACAAGATCTGGGACGAATACGACAAGCCGGTATTCGCCTTCGATGGGGACTGGGACACCGACGCCCGGGTGTGCCTGCAGGCGGCCTCACCGCGCTGTTGCACGCTCCTCGGGCTCGTGATCCCGGTCGACACCGAGGAGACCGTGGGGTCATGAAACCGCAGATCATTCCCGGGAACCGCGCGCTCCTTGATCAACTCGGGGTCGCGTTCCCGCACGGCGCGCGCACGCTGATCGGCCTTGTCGGTGAGCGGCCGGTGGGTGCGGTGGGCGTGTACCCGGAGCGCGGGCGGCTCATCCTCTTCGCGCACCTCACACCTGAAGCTCGGGTCTACAAGCGCTACCTCCTCCTCGCCGGCCGGCGCATCCTCGCTTCGATCGCGCACATCCGCGCTCCGGTTGAAGCGCGCGCGAACCCCCACATCGCTGGCTCGGCGCGGCTCCTCGAGCACCTGGGGTTTCGCAAGATGTGGGGCGACGTCTTCCGGTGGACCGATGGGTGACCAGGCCGGTGGCGTCGGCATCGGAGGGCTGGCCCTGCAGCTTGCCGGGGTGGCGAATGCCGAGCGCTCCTCGCGCCAGGCGGCGGCGACCCGGATGGACGCGGCGAAGTTCGAGGCCGACCAGGCGCTGCAGGAGGCAGGGCAAAGCGTCGCGGTCGCGCAGCGCGGCGCCTTTGCGATCGATCGGCAAACGCAGCTCCTGCAGTCCCGGGCGCTCGCGCTCGCCGCAGCGAGCGGCGGCGGGGCAAGTGATCCCACGGTGATGAACATCATCGGGAACCTGGGCGGAGAGGGATCCTACCGCAAGGCGCAGGCGCTCTACGAGGGCGAGGCGCAGGCGCGCGCGCTGCGTCTGAAAGCCACCTCCGACATCGTGAGCGGGGAGATCGGGGCGCAGGCGAGCCTGGCCGAAGGGCGCTCCACCATGATCACGGGCTCGGCGAGCGCGTTCAAGAGTGCTTCGAGCTTGTACGCCAAGTACGGCTACAAGAGCCCCCCGACGGGTGGCGCTGACCTGAGCTACATCGAGCGCGATGACGCGGCTCCGAGCGGATATCGCTGATGGCTGAGCTCCCCAACCCCCTGAGCGCATTCGGGCCGCTTCAACCCCCGCAGTTGCCCCGTGGGCAGGCGAACGTGAACGTGCGCCTGGTCGACAAGATCCAGGAGCCCGCGCGCTCCGAGATCGGCGCGGGTGGCGTGATGGAGCAGGCGGCAAACGAGCTCGACACGATCAACACGCTCAAGGCCGAGGACGCCTTCAACCAGCTGCGCCAGAAGCAGCTCGAGCTCACCACCGGCCAGGATGGTTTCGCGAACGTGCGCGGGGGTGATGCGATCGACCCCAAGTTCTACCCCGGGGCGGTGTCGCGCTTTGCCGATGCGCAGCGCGAGGTGGGCGATGGCCTGACGAACGATCGCCAGCGCTTCCTCTTCGATCAGCGCTCGAAGGTGGCCGAGCTGCAGTACAAGGAGCAGCTCCTCGCGCACGTGCACCAGGAGAACAATACCTTCCAAGCGCAAACGAACCAGGCGGTGATCTCGACCGAAGTGCAAAGCATCGCCGCAAACTATCGGGATCCGAAGGCGATCGGCCTCTCGAACGTGCGCATCGCCGCGGCGATCGACCGCGAGTCCGAGCGCCTGGGCTGGTCGAAAGAGGAAAAATCACTCGCTACCCAGAAGGCAACCGATGCCGCCTGGAGCGGCCGGCTTTCCGCGCAGCTCCTCGATGACCCGGTGGGGGCGCTGAAAAGCTTCAACGAGGCCGGCCGTGACGAGATGAGTAAGCCCCTTGCCGAGCAGATGTTCTTGAAATTGAAGTCCGCCGCGCTCCCCGTGGATGCGAAGAACGCGGCGACGGACATCATCAACGGCAAGGGCATGCAGCACCTGACTGATCAGCTCGCCTCGGGGGGCCAGAGCGCGGTGGATCAGGCGATCGCCCAGGGCGCGGCCGCCGCGCCAAGCGGGAGCGTGAATCCTCCCGGGCCCGGCGCCGCGGGCCTCCCGCCCAGCGGCACGAAATACGACATCAAGGCGGGGTTCATGGGCTGGGTGCAGCAGGCGGAGGCGATCGCGCAGAAACAGCATCCCGATGATCCGGTCTACCGAGACCTCCTCGTATCGAACGTGAAGAGCCACATGAACACGCTCATCACGGCGCAGGACGGACTTGCGCGCCAGGCGCACGCTTCCCTCATGTCGGCGGCGACCCCGCAGCCGGGGAAGCCCGCGCCGCTCGTCCTCGATCAGCTCCTCACGAGCCCCCAGCTTCGCCAGGCGTGGCTCGATGACCCGCAGGGGCAGCGCGGGGTGCTCGCGCTCCTCGATCACAACGCCCGGCAAGCGAACGGCCTTCCGATCCGCACCAACCCCCTCACCTTCGAGAGCGTCTGGAACCGAATCAACCTGTCCGATGACAACCCGAACAAGATCCGCCAGCCCGGGCAGCTTGCGCCCTATCTCGCGCACGGGATCAACCGCACGGACTATGACTGGTTCAAGCAGCGGATCGACGAGAACCAGACCCCTGAGGGGCAGCGGCTCTCGGAGGTGAGAAAGATGTTCCTCGAGCAGGCGAAGGCGCAGTTCGACTCGAGCACGATGATGTTCCACGATGCGAAGGGGAAGAGCGACAACTACCGCTTCTGGTACTACGCGACTGACCAGGAGCGCCAGGCGCGCGCCGGCAACAAGGATCCCTTCCAGCTCTACAACCCGCAGAGCCCGGAATATCTCGGGAATAAGATTCCCGCCTTCAAGCGCACCCTGGAGCAGCGCATCCAGGATATGACCGATGACATCTCGGCCGGGCAAAGCGCGGCGGTGACGCCGACCCAGCCCGCGCCGCAGGCTGCCGCGGCGCCAGGCGCCGCGGGCGCGATCACGGCGACCAACCCGAAAACGGGCGAGCGCAGGATCCACCAGGACGGAAAATGGCAGCCGCTCAAATAGCCCCGCCCGAAGGCTTCGAGCTGGATGGCGCGCAGCCCCAGCCGGGGGCACCCCGCGCACCGCAGGCGCCTGCGGGGTTCCAGATCGACCAGCCCGCTCCGGACCCGGTGCTTGGAGCGATCAACCAATCGCGCATCGCCGCGCCCATTGAAGCCGGGCTCAATCTCGTGACCGGCCTGGGCTTGGGGATGCCCGTATATCTCGCGCGCGGTCTGTACGGGGCGCTCACGGGCGAGGAGGACCGCCAGGAGAAGGCGACCGAGGCCGCGCACGCGGTGACCTACGAACCGAGGGGGGAGAAGGGGAAAAGGCTCTCCGCGCTCATCAACCTGCCCTTCGAGAAGCTGACCGAGAAGTCGACTGAGATCGGCCACAAGGTCACCGATCTGACCGGAAGCCCGGTGCTGGGGGCGATCACCGAGGGTGCGATCCAGACCCTGACCCCGTTGGGGGTGGCGAAAGGCGCTGGCACTCTTGCGGCTCTCGGGCGAAGCGCACCCACTCCCGCGGCTTTCGAGTCGGCCGCGGTCGCGATCGAGGGGCATGCGCCGCGTCCTGGGCAGACCCCGGCGATGGCGGGGAAGCTCGAGCGCATCTACGAGGCGACCGGCAAGAAGCCCTCGGAGGTGATCGCCGCGGCCTTGCAGGACTCCAACACCCTCGCCGACCTCGTTGCCGACAACCGGGAGATCCCGGCGGGGCTTGAAAAGGGCAAAGCCAAGGAAACCGGGGCGCCAGCGGCTGAACCGGGGGCGCCAGCGGCTGAACCGGAGGCGGGCGGGGTGAAGGAGGCAGCGGCGGGCGAGACGCTCCCAGGGCGTCCTACGCACGCTGGTGAGGAAATCCGCATGCCACCTGCGGATGCCCCGATCCCGGCAACCAACCTGCCCCGCGCGACCGACATCACCCTGGTGCGCCATGGGGAGACCGCGCTCAACAACCAGAATCTCGTGCGCGGCTGGACCGACATCCCCTTGAACGAGATGGGGGCGAAGCAGGCGGGGGAGCTCGGGGAGCAGCTGAAAGACAAGGGGATCGACACGATCGTCACCTCGGACCTCGTGCGCGCGAGCGCAACCGCCCGGGAGATCGGCAAGGCCTCCGGAGCGCCGGTGATCGAGGACCCGGCGTTTCGCCCCTGGAATGTGGGAGAGTACGCCGGCAAGCCGAACGAGGCGGTCGCTCGGGTGCTCGAGGACTACGCGAGCAACCGGCCAAGCGAACCGCTACCGGGCGGTGAGAGTTTCAACCAATTCCGCGAGCGCTACCTCTCGGGGGTCGAGCGGATCGCCGCCGAGCACCCCGGGGAGCGCATCGCGCTCGTCAGCCACCACCGCGGGGACCGGCTGTTTGCCGCCTGGCAGAAGGCCGCAATGCCTGTGGATCATTCTGTGGATATGTCGACCTTTCTCGACTGGCAGGGGGGGATCAAGACCGGCACGGCGGCCGACATGGAGCCCGTCCCGGTACGCGCCGGGCCGCAGGGGAGCGCCATGGCGGCGGCGATCGGCGAGCGCATGAAAGCGAAGGGAGCGCAGGAGCCCGAGGTGAAGGGCGCGGTTGCGGCCTGGGAGAAGTGGTTCGCCGCGGCGAGTGAGCGCTACGGGATACCCCCTTCGGAGATCCTCTCGACGCGCGGCCTGGAAGAGTTGCGCAAGGACCCGGATCTGCCCCCTGAGTTGCGCTCGGTGATCGAGCGCGCGGGAAGTGATCCGGCCGCCGCCGCCTTCGAGCGCGATGCGCAAGAGCAGATCGCCTTCCTCAACCGAGAAGCGAAGTCCCGCGGCTTCGCGGATATCGATCAGCTCACAAAGAAGGACCCCGAGGAGTTCCAGAAGCTCGCGAGCGCCTACCGCGCCGGGCGCGCGAAATCCGAGGAACCGCTCCCGATCCCCTACGCGCAGAGGCTGCGCCCCGAGCAGCGCGAGGTCGAAACCCGAGCGCGCGAGCAGGTGCAAGGGGATCTCGAGGGCCAGATCAAGGCCTACGAGAAGCTCCCCGACTCCGATGGCGGCAAGATCATCAACACGGACATCGCGCGCGAGCTCTTCCCGGACTATCGGCAATCGCGCTCGATCCACTCGCCCTCGGTGCACGAGCCGGCAAGCGCCCTCGTGAAGGAGATGTTCCTGCGCAAGGTCTCCGAGGCCGATCCGAACGGGCTCAACATGGTGACCTTCACCGCAGGCGGCACGGGCGCGGGCAAGACGAGCGGCATCAACGCCGTGCCGCTTGTTTCCAACGTGGTCGAGGCCTCCCAGCTCGTCTACGACACGAACATGGCGAATTTCAAGAGCGCCAAGGCGAAGATCGACCTCGCCCTGGAGCACGGAAAGCAGGCGAACATCATCTTCGTGGGCGCCGATCCCCTGGAGGCCCTGGATCGGGCGCTGAAGCGCGCGATGCGCACCGGGCGCACCGTGCCCCTGGAAGAACATGCGAAAACACACGAAGGCTCCGCGCGAGCGCTCGAGCAGCTGATGCAGGAATACAAGGGCGATGACCGGGTACAATTCATCATCATCGACAACGGGGCGGGTGCCAAGGGCGAGATCCGCCTGGTCGACCCCGCCGATGCGCGCGAGTACCTGCATTCCCTTGATTTCAGCAATCTGCGCGAACGATTGAAAGGACGACTCGATGCCGCGTTCGAACAAGGCAAAATCACCGAAGCAATTTATCGAGGAACTGAAGCCCCTGTCGGCGAAGGAGAGGGGACAGCGCCTGGGGCAGGAGGTGGTGAAGAACCTCCAGCAGGTGGCCAACCAGGAGAGCGAGGAGCCGCAGGCGCCCCCCGAGGGCGTTACGCTCCACTAAGGGAGCGCGGCGGCCCGCCTCGGCCGCCAGAGATTCCCCCGCCTTCACCCGCCCAGGCGGCGGTGCTCGAGCGCATCTCCAAGGAGCCCGGCAAACCCGCGGGCTACACCTGGGAAGCGTTCTACGCGGACGTGAAGGATGACCTCTACCCGATCAAGCGGCTGGTCAACGCGCTGCGCTCGGGGGAGGATCTGGGCACGGCGGAGGATCCCTACAAGCTCGCGCGCCTCACGCGCGGCGCCTACGGCAAGGCCGAGCAATTCCTCGAGTATTCCCCCTTCGACTTCAAGACCTACAAGAACGTCGGCAAATCGATGCGCGACATCATCGATCCCGTGAAGAACGACCTGGATGGTCTTCGCGCCTACGCGGTGAGCCGCCGCTCCGTTGAGCTCGACGGTCGCGGGATCCAAACCGGCGTGCCTCTGGATGAGGCGAAGCAGGTGATCGCCGAGGGCGGCAAGTACGCTCAAGTGCTAAAAGAGCTGCAGGCCTACCAGGACCACCTGGTCGCGTATCTCAAGGACAGCGGCGTCCTGTCCGAGGAGAGCGTGAAGGCGATGCGCGAGGCGAACAAGGACTACGTGCCCTTCTTCCGGCTGATGGATGACGCCGAGGGAGCGGCGAGCGCCGGCGCCGGATTGAAGACTCACCAGCCGATCAAACGCATCAAAGGGAGCGAGCGCCTGATCATCGATCCTCTGGAATCGATCGTGAAGAACACCTACCTGTACACGACGCTCGCCGAGCGCAACGCCGTGGGACGCTCGTTGGTCGAGCTCGTTGAGCGCTCAGGACGCGATGACCTCGTGCGGCGTATCCCCGGGCCGGTGAAGCCGATCAAAGTCCAGGATGCCGAGATCCGAAAGTTCCTCGAGGAAAACGGGATCGACGCGCCCGAGGAGTTCGAGCAGGCGATGACCATCTTTCGCCGCGGCAACCTGACGCCGGCGGAGGATCAGATCGTCGTCTTTCGCGAGGGCAAGCGTGAGCTCTACCAGGTTCCCGAGGAAGTGGCGAGCGCCTTCAAGGCGACCGATCGGGAGAGCGCCGGATGGTTGACGAGGGTTCTTGCGATCCCGGCGAAGATGCTGCGGGTCGGAGCGACGCTCTCCCCTGATTTCATCTCGAGGAACCCGGTGCGCGATCAGTTCAGCGCTTACGTGCTCTCCAAGAGCGGCTACGTGCCGGTGCTGGACATGGTGCGCGGCGCCGTGTCGATCGCGAAGCACGATCAGGACTTCCAGAACTGGTTGAAGTCGGGGGGTGCGAACGCGGCGATGGTGAGCCTCGATCGGGACTACGTGCAGCAGGAGCTCGCGCGCCGCTCGGGGGATCTGGATTTCACCACGCGCGCCTGGAACGTGATCAAAAACCCCCTTGAGCCCCTGCGCATTGCCTCCGAGCTCATGGAGAACGCGACGCGCTTGGGCGAGTTCAAGAAAGCGGCAGGAGGCGAGAGCACGAAAGAAGCGATCCAGTCGGCCGGGTTCGAGGCGCGCGAGGTGACGATCGACTTCGCGCGGATCGGGGCGAAGACGCGCGCGATGAACCTCATCACGGCCTTCTGGAATGCGAACCTGGAGGGCATCGATCGCACGGTGCGCTCCTTCAAGGACCGGCCGTTTCAGACGACCGCCAAGATGGCCGTTTCGATCACGCTCCCCTCGGTGCTCCTGTGGTGGTCGAACCACGATGACGGTCGCTATGGCGACCTCCCCAACTGGGAGAAGGACCTCTTCTGGATCGTGATGACCGATCACGTATCAAAGGAGCGCTGGGCGGGGATGAGCACCCAGAAGAAGCTCGCCTTCCAGGCGCAAACGCACATCTACCGGATCCCCAAGCCCTTCGAGCTCGGGGTGATCTTCGGGAGCGGCCCTGAGCGGCTGCTCGATGCCTTCTACGACAAGCACCCCGACGCCTTCAAGGACTTCACCAACTCGATGGCGAACACGATGGGGATCAATCTTGTGCCCACCGCCGCGGCGCCGGTGCTGGGACAGATCACGAACTGGAACTTCTTCACTGACCGGCCGCTCATTCCCGCCTCCCAGGAGCGCCTGCTACCCGAGTACCAGTATTCGAGCTACACCACCCAGACGACGCGGGCGCTGGGGCACCTGGTGGGAAGCATCCCGGGGCTGCACGACAAGTCGATGGCCTCCCCCCAGGTGATCGACAACTACATCCGCAGCTGGACGGGGACCCTCGGGAATTACACGCTGCAGATCGCCGATGCGGCGTTGAGGAAGACGGGCGTCCTCCCCGACCCCATCCGGCCCGCGAAGAGCTTGGAGGACCTGCCGGTGCTGCGCGGGTTCATGGTGCGCTTTCCTTCGGGCCAGGCGCAATCGATCCAGGACTTCTACGACAGCTACCAGGCCTCCAAGCGCGTCACCGACACGATCCAGACTCTGGCGCGCCAGGGGGACAGCGCCGCGGCGCTACGCGAGATGCAACTCGATCCCCAGCGTCTCGCGCGCCTGGATTCGATTCACCAGGCGCTCTCGCGCGCCCAGGAAGCGATCCAGCTCGTGGACCGCAACCCGAAGATCGGCGAGCAGGAGAAGCGCCAGCTGATCGACACGATGTACTACCAGATGATGATGATGAGCCGCGCCGGCAACCTCGCGCTCGCGCAGATGCAAAAGGCGCTCGCCAGCAGCTCACTTGCGCGGGCCAAAGAAGGAGCACCCAATGAAAACCAACCTGCACTCGCTCGCTGACGCGAGCCTGGGCGTCTTCAAGCCCCTCGTGCTGGATGCGAGCACCGAGGCGTTGAAAAAGCAACTGAAGGACGAGCGCGAACTTCGCATCGCCGCGGTGCGGGCGCTTGCGGATGATTCGAGCGACAACGAGGGCCGGATCGCGCGGATCAGCGAATTGGAGGCCGAGGTGGGAACGCTGCGCGCGCAGCTCGCCTCAGGTGAAGGGGTGCTTGCGAGCGCACGTGATGAGGCCGAGCAGCGGCGCCTGGCGCTTGAGAATGCGGCGGAGCTCCACGTTTCCCTGAAGGACCAGTACGACATCGAATCGCGCGGCCGGGCGAGCGCGGAAGCGTTCCAGGGCGCCGCGACACGGTCCCTGGAGGAGGCGACCAAGGCGCTTGAAACGGTACGGGCGGCGTACCTGCAGTCTGAGGCGCGCTGCACGGCGCTAACGACCGAGCTTCGCCGCCCGGTGCGCGCGCCGGAGGCGACCCCCTACGAGATCGAGCTCGTCCGGGCGGGCCCGGGCGGGGATCTTCACAAACTGCGCCTGCAGCCGGCGCCCAAGCAGGAATAGGAGAAAACCATGGCCGGTAAAAGCGCGAAATTCGAAACGGACTTCCTGAAGATGGTGTTCAACGGGGTGCCGATCACCAACATCGACTCGAGCGGCGGGAGCACGAGCCTTTGGATCGCGCTGCAAACGGCCGATCCTGGGGACCTGGGATCGACCGCGAACGAGGGTGGCTACACTGCCTACACGAGGGTGCAGACCGATCGCTCGACCGGGGCAAGCGGCTGGAGCGTGACGAGCGGCACGAGCAACGTGGTCGCCACCGTGAGCCCGGTCTCGACGATCAGCTTCCCGAAGGAGCTCACCACAAGCACGGGGACTTTCGGCTGGTTCAGCGTCTACCCGAGCTCGAGCGCCGCGGGGAGTTCCGCGCTGTACAGCGGCACGATCGCGCCCACGATCGACTTCGGCCTGAACATCACCCCGCAGCTCACCAGCGGCAGCTCGATCACCGAGGACTGAACAAGGTAGCGCGATGAGCATCCGGTTTGAACAGCCTCTGAACGCACAGGCCCGAAGGGTCATGCAAGAGATCCTGGGGGCACCTTACGCGAGCGGGGAGCTTGCACGCGGCACGGGAGAGCTTGCCGATGCCCATGGCACCGAAACCCCTGGAGGGTGGATCTTCCTGTACGACCGGCCGCTCAATCGTGGCGTGAAACGCCAGCTCCTGCCGATCGCGCTCGCCTCCCAGCAGGGTATGCACGTGATCGCCCACCTTGCGGGGGATCAGGTGGAGCTGAAAGACGGCTCGAAGCACATCTGGTCCGGTGAGAGCTGGAGGCGCTTGCAGTGACCTACACCTATCCGAATATCACCGAGAACCCGATCTCGGACGGGGGCAAGTGGAAGAACCAGGGTGCGGCGACGGGCGGCTGGACGCTGGTGCAGTCCAACGCCGGGACGCTCTTTGGCACGAACACGGTGGGAGGAACGGCCGACAGCTACGCCTATCTTGACCCGAGCGTGGGTCTCGGGAACGACTATGTGATGACCGGAGTTGTGCACCGCGACGCGAGCGTGGTCGACGGTGGCACCGACCTCGAGATTGAGCTCCACATCCGGATGACGGACGATGCGACCCACGTCCACACCTACGAAGAGGACTTGTCGAACACGATCGGGGGGAGCGGCTACCAGTTTGTTCGCTGGACAGGCACGAACGGGAGTTTCACTGACCTGAGTTCCCAGGTGACCGATAGCGGTCTTGCGCACGGCACTCCGCAGGACAACGATTCCTACACCTTGCAGGTGAAGGGGCTCGCCGTCATCGCGAAGGTGAACGGCGCGACCATGTTCACCTACACGCTGGGCTCGGGAACGGGGGATGGCTCACCGCTTACGACGGGCAATCCTGGAGTCGGGTTCGATCTCTCCGCGGGCGCAACCAATGGGCTGCTCGCTTGGAAATCCTGGAGCGTGAGTCCTCTGGCGAGCGTATTCACGAGCGCAGGCACCTCGACCGCCAAGGCAACGGCCGCGGCGCTGAAGAGCGCCGACGCATCGAGCACCGCCGCCGCGGTGGCGACCGGGGTCGGCGCCTCGCTCAAGTCGGCTACCCTCGCGAGTGCCGGTGTGGCAGTTGCGACGGGGATCGGGTCCTCGCTCAAGGCGGCCGATATGGCGAGCACGGGCACCTCGACTGCGGTTGCAGTCGGGACTTCCCAGATCTCAACCGGGTCGGCCATGTCAAGCCCCGGGATGGCCACGGGCACGGCCGTGAGCGCGGCTCTCAAGAGCGCGGACATGTCTGGGGCGGGTGTATCGAGCGCCACCGCGGAGAGTACCTCGCCACAGCCTCCGGTCGTTCAGCCTGCGCAGATCCAGCAGATTTCCATGGGCGCAGGGGGCAGCGCGAGCAAGGCGCGGCACAAGCGCCGTCGGCGCGAGCGCGAGGAAGAAGAGATGCTGCTCGTCGCGAGTGTCCTGGCGCAGTTCCTTTCGCACAAGCACCATAGAGGAGCACAACAATGAGCTCAGTCAGCGAAGACCGCCAGGCGGCTTTCTCACCTGGCCTCGCGATCAAGCAAGCCTGCCGGCTCGCGAGCACGGCGAATATCGCCTTTGCGGCGGGCGCCCCGAATGGCCTCTCGGTGGTCGACGGGGTGCAGACGATCGAAGGCGATCGCGTGCTCCTCAAGAACCAGGTCGATCAGACCCAGAACGGGATCTGGAGCGCTTCCAGCGGTGCTTGGACGCGCACGCCAGACTTCGATGGTATCCGCGACGTCGCCGGGGGCACCCTGACGATGATTCTCGCGGGATCCCAGGCGCAGCAGCTCTTCGCGGTGATGACCACGGGCACGATCACCCCAGGCACGACCGCGATCGCCTTCGCTGTTCTCACCAGCTCGGGGATATTGCTCAACCCGGCAACGCAGGGCGAATTGCTCTTCGGTGGTCCTCCCAACAGCATCGCCCAAGACGCGGCTCTTTTCTGGGACAACACGAACAAGCGCCTGGGGGTGGGTAATGCGGCGCCCACTGTGGCGCTGGACGTCACGGGCACGGTCAAAGCGTCAACGAGCGTGCAGAGCCAGTTCTATGATACGAGTGGCAGCGCAGGCGCCATCGGGGCGCAAGGCAACATCTACTGGAGGATACATTCGGGGCAGGTAGGTAACTTCAAACCTGCCAATGACAACACCCAATTTATGGGTGACCCGGCCTTCCGCATCCAGGCCGTCTTTACCCCCATCGTCGACTCCGGTACGACCGGATCACTTTCGCTCGACACGAACAACGGCACGACGCAGCTTGAGGTGCTTCATGTCGCTTCGGCAAATGATCGAATCACCATTGCTGGGGCCTCCGGAGGCGCCAACCCAACGCTCGCGGTGAAGCTCGCGAGTCTCCTGGCGATCACTCCGAGCGTCGTGATCGCAGGGAACTCCTTGCAGGTTGGGCCGAATCCATCGGGGCAGTCGGGAGTAAATACTGCGTACAACACGGGGTACTCGAGCAGGAACAATGCGGGCAACAACGACTTAACCCTGATCAAGAATACGACGATCAATTCCGTGGTGGATATCATTTCCATCGCCGCCGCCAACGGAGTGGTGCTCTCGGCTCGATCTGGTGCCGGAGCACCAACGACCTCAGACCTAACTGCCGGGAGGTTCACCGTTTGGCGCGACACCTCGGGGGCGAACACGAAGCTCTACTACAACAACGCCGGATCGATTCAAAGTGTGGCACTCACGTAACCCGCCGTGATTCCCAGCGGGCATTGAAAGGAGCGGCAAGATGATCGACTTCATGCGCTATCGAGAATTGAAGGAAAACGGCGGCCTGCAGCTGCAAAAGGTGGGCGGGCAGGCGGTCGTGTTCCTGAAGAAGTTCCACCCGAACACGGGTGCCGAGCAGCTGCCCGATATGGGCCCGGTCGACGTGCAGCTGCTCCTGAAGCAGCGCGAGAACTCGGCGAAGGTGCTCGAGGGGCATGACCTGCTGCTCGCCGATCTGAAGGCCATGGGGATCGACACCACCCCGAAGGCCGACTGAAGCCGGATTCCCGAGGAAAACTCTGCAAGAGGGGGAACGTGGACGGCTCGGGACCCACCTGGTGGGAGATCTTCGCGGGGGCGTGCGGCGCGATCGTGCCGATCGCCTTTCGCTCAGGTCTCTCGCCTCGTCAGGTGGTCGCCATGGGCTTCATCGGTCTTGCGTTTGCCGTGTTCGCGACTCCGGCCCTTTTTAACTATTACCATGTTACGAATCCAGAATGGCGCGCAGCCATCATCTTCACGGTCGGGATGGGGGGCATGCGCGCGGCAGAGGCAATCCTCACTTGGTGGTCGATCAACGTCGACGGGCTGGTCGCGGGAGCGCTCTCATCTTTTTCCCGATCCCGTCACCCCAACAAACAAGGAAAGGAACGAAGAAAAAGCCGTGATCGAAGAAAGAAAACTCGATGATTATCTCGTGGACAGACGCTCTTTGGCTGATCGCCAACGGGCTCCTAGCGGTATCGTCTTTGATGTGCCTGGGTAAGCTCGTGTCGCGGGGCACCACGCTTCTCGCGACGCGGCTTTCCTACGTGGTCACCCCTCTGGGGGCGATGATCGCGATCGCCGGTTTCCTGCAGGATCGGATCCATGCGATCTACTTGGGGGAGCTCCTGGAGATCCTCGGCATGCTGATCATCAGCGTACGCATTTACTACTTTCTTTCCCAGGAGGACAACGGCAAATACGGCGCCTACGTGGGCGAGGAGCGCCGCCGGCCCCCGGAAGACAATCACCGCATGGCGATGAAACCGAGAAGGACGATGCGTTCATGAACCCGATCGAGCTCGCTGATCTGCAGGAGATCTGCCCCAAGACGAATCAGGTGCGCTTGTCGGCGTTCGTGCAGCCGCTGAACGACACCTGCTTGGAGTTCGTGATCGACACGCGCGAGCGCCAGGCGCCCTTCCTCGCCCACCTCGCCCAGGAGTCGGGGTGCTTTCTGTGGATGCGCGAGATCTGGGGTCCAAGCGCCGCGCAGAGTTCCTACGAGCCGCCCTCGAGGAAGGCCGAGGACCTGGGGAACACCCAAACGGGGGACGGCTTTCGCTACCGCGGTCGCGGCCTGATCCAGATCACCGGCCGCGCGAACTACGCAGCCTGCGCTCGCGCGCTGGTCCTGCCCCTGGAAGAGCACCCCGAACTGTTGGAGGAACCCGCGGTCGCGGCCCGCTCGGCCGGCTGGTTCTGGACGCTTGGCGCGGGCCAGCGCCTCTCGGTCGCCGCCAAACAGTACGGGATCCCGATCGGGGTGAACTTGAACGAGCTCGCCGATCGCGGGGATTTCAAGGGCATCACCCTCGCGATCAACGGAGGCTTGAACGGATACGAGGAGCGCCTCGCGTTCCTGAAAGCTGCCCAAGGGGCGCTCGCGTGAACCTCGCTCAGGTGGTGAACCCCCACACGGGGAACCTCGATCTGAATCGCCTGCGAGCGCTGCACTTGACGGAATTGGGCTGCGGGTTCACCCTCGCGCATCTGCTGCGTTTTCACTTGGCGCAGGTACGCACGCACGAAGCACGCCCCGAGCAGCGCACCACCTGGCGGCGGGAAGAATGACCGACATGATGGAAGAAAAGCGCGCGACAGACCACGGCCTCTGGTGCACGGTCGCGCTTCGCTTTTCCCAGTTCTGGGACTTCGTCGACAAGCGCGACATCGACAAGCACACGGCCGCCTTTGGAATCATTTTCTTCATGCTCGATCGCACCGTGCGGATCGTGGTGTGGGGCCGGCAGCTCGCGATCGACTGGATGGAGGCCGCAAAATCCGGGCACGCCATCCCCGGGACGGACGTCGCTGCGGTGATCGTCGCGATCGCCGGACCCTGGTCGATCGCCTTGAGCGCGGTCCTTGGGACAACCCTCGCCTTTTACTTCCGAGCACGCCAATGAAACTTTATCTCCTGTCGTTCCTCGCCATCTCCTACCTGTTCTGGATCCACTTCCTGGTGTTCGCATCCTACAAGGGTGCCGTCGACGCGAAGCGCGGCGTCCCCAAGGTAACGCTGATCCTGATCGCTCCGCCGTTGCTGACGGGCTTGCTCATAGATGTCAGTTACAACCTCACGTTCGGGTGCTTGCTGTTCCTCGAACTACCGAGGACGTGGACTCTCACATCGCGGTGCGACTCCCACCTGAAGGAAACCACGTGGCGTGGATCCTTGGCGCGTTGGTTCTGCTCGAACCTCCTCGATCCATTTCAGGCCGGAGGACATTGCAAATGAACGCCGTCCTCGGACTGATTCCCTCCTGGGCGTGGCGCTGGATCGCCATCGTCGTGCTCGCCGCGGCCACCGGCTGGGCGTTCTACCTGAAGGGCGAGGAGCGCGTCCAGGTCGATTTCGACGAGTACAAGGCTCAAGTGAGGGCGGCTGGGAACAAACAAAACGAGCTCACGCGGCAGAGCATTGCAGCGCACAAACAATTGAAGGAGATTGCCGATGGTAAAGCCAGGACTGCCGCTGCTGCTCGTGATGCTGCTCTTGCCAGGGTGCGCTCTCTTGAATCCGGCGCCGATCGCCGCCTCGTGCCCACCGCCCCCCCCCGCGCCGCAGGCGGTGACCGGATATGTTTCGCCCGCGAAGAACTTGATCGAGGACTCCGGGACGCTTTTGCTCGACTATCGCAACGCGCTCTCGCAAACGCTGAAGAAGGCCAGCGGGGAGTCGATGTAGCTGCGCTTTGCAGGGATTGGGCCGCGAAGCGATGATGATCCGGCTCAGGTCGCCGGCTGCCCCCAGGTAAAACGGCGCGCGCGGCGTGTTCTGGGGGCCCACCGCCAGGGATGAATCACCCCCGGGACCGCATCGTGTTTATCCAGCACCACCGTATCCAACGCGCTGATCGAGCGCTCGTGGCCCAGTGACGCACGGCGGTAGCGCACACGCAGAATCAGATACCTTCGGCCAGTTCGAGTCTCTACCGCATCTCCGGCCACGGGCTCCTCGCCGTCCCACCAGATCACCGTGAGCGTGCTGGGATCACCCGGACGTTTCATCGGCGCTTCGAGCGAGCGAGAAAAGCGCAGTAGGCCGCCTGCGCAGCCACGATCAACACCAGACCGAGGAGAAGCTGGCCTCCCAATAGGGCGAACACGCCCACCCCACCCGTCCAGTGCACGGCGATCTTGTCGGCGAGGTTCACGTTGGGAATTCCTGCACCCTGAGATCCTCGGGCCACTCGGCGGGATCTGCGCCGGCGCGATCGCGGAAGTGCGGCGCGTAGACGTCGCAGCCGCGCGCGAGGACGTTAGAACCAAGCTGTTTGATGAAACACGCGACGTCAGCCGCCCTGCACTGTCGGATAGTGCTGTAGGCCCACTCCCGGTCGAACGGCCGCGCCTTCCCAGCGCCCTGGGTGCTCTCACCGCCTACGATGATCCATTCCAGTGAACGTCTAGGCGTAAGATGCATCGGCAAAGGGAAGGCGCCGGGCGGAAAGGTGGCGATCAGATCCTTGAGGGATTTATCTCCGAGCCAGGGTGACCAATCCACCGACCCGAGCGCCGGCTCGTAGCTGATGCCGTTCTTGCACGGCAGCGCGATCAGCTTCGGGATGTCGCGGTCGGCTTCCTCCTGGTTGCACACGGTAATGAGCAGGCGCACATGAACGGGGAACTCGGACTGCCATTTCCACGGAACCATGTTGTAGACGTTGCCGATTCGCTTGGTGACGAGGAGCCACGACAGGTTCGGCGTCGCCTCGATCAGGTTCCATAAATCAAAGCGCCACGATGACGGGACCTCATTGTCGAACACATCCGCGAGCGAGGCGCAGAATACGGGCCAGTAGCCGATTGGTCCGGACCATTCTGCGTTTGACGGGATGAGCGCTCCGCCCTTTTCGAGTTCGGCCTGCTTGTTCCATTTCAGCGGTTGCTTCCAGGTGTGCTCGCTGGTGCGATAACGCGGAACGCTAGCACCCCAATGAGTAGCGCCTCCCCACTTGTGACGCTTGTCCAGGGCCTCGGCGTAGCAGTGATCGCATCCCGGCCCAACCTTGGAACATCCTATCCACGGATTCAGCGTAGACCGAGCCCAAGCAATCTTCGTCACTTGCGCCACGTTCCCTCCGCAGTCGAACGCGTCCAACTGATCGCGCTTTTCTCAGCCATACGTCACCCCAAGTACTCTGGGATCAATCGCTTCAAAATCCGCGGGAATGCCCACGCGCCCTGCCGTTGGCAGCGCTTTTGAAAACGACACAGCAACTGCGCGTGCATTTCCTGCAGCACCACATTGCCCTCCTCGTGCCAGAGATCGTGCCAGATGTAATCCCAGCGCTCACTCCCAGTGGAAAAAGTCAATGCATCGCCTTCATGCAGGCGGACCCGAGAGTTCCCGAGGAACTCGTGTCCCACCACGCGAAGCAACTGCCGATCAATCTCGACGACGTCGACATGGGTGACAGAGGGCGAGGCAAGCAGGCCGCGAACCACGCATCCCAAACCGAGCCCGGTGACGAGCACTCGACCGCGAGCAGCGAGCCAGATCGGCAGGTGTTTCCGCAATTCGGACTCCGAATCCTCCATCACTAGATCGCCGAATTCCTCGAGCATCGTTCCCAACGAGACTCTATACAACAGCGTTTGATGTTGGCTGCCGATCATACGGCGATGCAATTCATTCTGGGCGAAGACGCGGTGAATCGTCCACAGTCCGAAGACCTGCGGTTTCAGGGAGAGCGGGACGCGCGCAGCAACGAAATAGTCCTGCGGTGT